TGGCTCTTCAGGACTGACGCTACGAGATAACCTCGACAATTGCTTTAATCCCGTGATACAGTAGAAAGCAAGGGGGCGGGAGCCCCCACAATCCACAATTAAGAATGTCTTCATCACGCTATTTCATTGAGGTTTTGTACACTCGCGCAGGTGACGATTCTCCAGCCTGGCATTCGAGTGATCACGGAACACTACAAGCTGCATTAGGTATTGCTCGTCGGTTCGCGGAAGATCTTGGCGCAGAGAATGTCGCACTGTTCGACCGGTCTCCTACAAGAGTTGGGTTCTGATTACGGGCACCTTTTCTGAGATCAAACCTAGCTATCACAATCCTTTACATTGAGAATAATTATCATGTTCAACGTCATCACATCACGATTCGTCACAGTTTCCGCCTACGCTATCAGCGGCGTCACAGCGGCTGGCATGGCGGTAGCCCTGGCCACCCTGCTATCCGCTAACCCCAAGGGCCCTGACGCTCACGGGCAAGCCGTAGCGCTAGTAGCCTGTGCGGGTTTGGCTGGAACTTGCCTGACCCTCGCGGCCGGTGCTAGCGTCGACGATTAACACTTCGTCACAAAATGTAACAATCGGACCGTTCTCAATAAGGGGGACGGTTCGCAACAAGGGCGGATCGCGTAAGGACATAGGGAACCTGCTGGTACGTGGGAAACATCTGTTACTGTAATACTAAGGGGGTATCCCCGAAAAGTCAACTATCCTGTAGTACAGGCCCCAAAAAATACGCACCAAATACTTTCTTCTGTAATACATGGCCGTTCGTACACCACCCCCGCTATCGCTACGGCACGCACAGGGTGAAGTTTTCAACAGCGACGTACGTTTTCGCGTACTGGTTGCAGGCCGCCGCTTCGGAAAGTCCTACCTAGCCTGCATCGAACTCTTGCGTGGAGCGATCGCCAAACCCGGCGAAACCTTCTTTTATTGCGCCCCGACTTACCGCATGGCAAAAGACATTGCCTGGAAAGTCATGAAACGTATTGTCCCCGCCGCCTGGATCAAATCCAAGAACGAAACGGACCTCAAGCTGGAACTTGTCAACGGCTCCACGATCGAACTGAAAGGCACCGAAAACGCAATGGCCCTGCGAGGCCGCAGCCTTTCCGGCGTGGTACTCGACGAAGCCGCATTTATGGACGCCGCTGTCTGGTTCGAGGTAATCCGCCCCGCATTAGCGGACAAACAGGGCTGGGCATTATTCATTTCCACCCCGGATGGAACGGCCAGCTGGTTCTACGAACTCTGGCAGTACTGCATCACAGGCGACACCAACTGGAAACGCTGGAGCTTCACTACTATCGAAGGCGGCAACGTCCCACCGGAAGAAATCGAAGCTGCACGAGGCCAACTCGACCCCCGAACTTTCCGCCAAGAGTTCGAGGCCAGCTTTGAAAACCTATCCGGCCTCGTTGCCGTCTCATTTAGCGACGCGAACATCAGCACCGCCGCAAAGGACATCCCAATCCTGCCGCTACTACTGGGCGTGGACTTCAACGTGGACCCAATGACCGGAGTCTGCGCCGTAAAAGACAACGACACCCTCTACGTTTTCGACGAAATCCACTTAACAGGCGGCGCCACCACCTGGGACTTCACAGAAGAAGTAATCCGCCGCTTCGGCCTGGAACGCCGCATCATGGCCTGCCCGGACCCAACGGGTGGTGCACGCAAAACCCAGGGCGTAGGCGCCACAGACCACAACATCCTACGAAAATCGGGATTCCGCGTCTGCGCCCCACGCAGCCCCTGGAAAGTACGCGACAAAATCACCGCCGTAAACACGGCCCTTTTAGACGCCACTGGAACGCGCCGCTGTTTCATCCACCCACGCTGCAAGGAACTAATCAAATCCTTCCGCAGCCTGACCTATGCCCCTGGAACGGGCCTACCAAACAAAAATTTAGGCGTAGACCACGCATTTGACGCCTTCGGCTACCTATGCCTACAACAATTCAACCTGGCAAAATCCGGCGTAATGGGCACAACTTCATATAGGTTGTATTGAGCTACACAAACTAATGGTTAATTACGAGGGGCCAAAAAAGCGAACACGCGGTGATAAACGCGCCCAAGAATACATCGAGGCACGCCAACGCCGGATGTACCGCCACCAACTGGACGGCCATAGCGTGCGCCAAATCGTATATGAACATAGTGCCCGCGAAGGAGTCAGCATCCCCACTGCCTGGCGCGACTGGGACCAAGTAAAAAGCTGGACGGAAGAGGACTGGATCCGCGACCGCGAAGCAATGCTGGGCCGCATCCAAACGATGCGCCTCCGCGTCGTCCACGCCGCGATGAAAAAGGGCCACTACCAAGTCGCCGCCCAAGTTCTGGATTCCCTGGGACGTGTCCTCGGCGAAAACACCCCCGAACAAGTATCCGTCCAAGTTCCATCCCTAAATATCCAAGTCGAACCGAAAGTAGCTACCGCCCAACTACCCGAAAGCGAGGTAATCGAAGCCGAAATAACACCACAAAAAGAAGTAGATTTAGCTGAACCCGCCCCATAAATCAATGCCCGGACACTACGGCCAAGGCAAAAAGAAGAAGCCCAAGGGAAAGAAGGGACCCAAGAAGTAGAATATGAACAGCTGTCGCGATTTCCATGGCAAAACGCGGTTTATACGCCAATATCCACGCTAAACGTAAGCGCATCAAGGCTGGCGCGGACGAAAAGATGCGCAAACCAGGCTCAAAAGGCGCCCCAACCGCTGGAGCGTTCAAAAAAGCAGCCAAAAAGCGCAAACCAAAGGGCAAAAAGTAGTGGGAACTCGAATCATCACCGGCTTTTGCACACACCTTGAGGTGGACTCGGAAAGCCGCACCACCGAAGCCTCCTTTGCATTTATGACACCGCAAGACCCCGAGGACTTTGCCGGTATGATGGTGCGTCTTGCCAGCGGAATCGAAGTAATGATCGAAGTTGAGGACGAAGATGATTGAATACCGTGGCGAAAAATTCAGCGGTTACAACAAACCAAAACGCACCCCAGGCCACGCAAACAAAAGCCACGCAGTGCTCGCAAAGGAAGGCGACACGGTAAAGCTGATCCGTTTCGGCCAACAGGGCGTAAAAGGCAGCCCCAAAAAAGATAACGAAAGCGAATCCTCGCGAAAGCGCCGCGAAGCATTTAAGAAACGCCATGCCGCTAATATCAAAAGAGGTAAAATGTCCGCCGCTTACTGGGCAAATCGCGAGAAATGGTGACTAAGTGACCTATTCAGTTCCCGGCCAAATCCGCACCCACCTTGTAAGTTCCAACACCCTTGGTGGAGCTGACAGTCCGTTCACCCGCACGCAAGCGGCGCTGGGCATGATGAAGGGCTGGGAAATCATGAAGGCCGTCACCCTTGGGACGGAATACCTCCGCGAAAACAGCGAAGCCTTCCTACCAATCGAACCCCGCGAGGACTACACCGCCTATCTAGCGCGTGTAAACCGCGCCGTATTTTCCCCATTTACCCAGCGCCTGGTGCGTGCCGCTGCAGGGCTAATCCTGCGCAAACCCATCAGTTTGGTAGGCGACCCATACTGGACCGATATTTTTGCAAAAGACGTTGACGGGTGCGGCTCAGACCTAGATGAGTACGCCCGCCGCCTGCTGCTCTGCTCACTAACCTACGGTCATTGTCATACACTAGTAGATTTTCCGGCCCCAACGGCTGCCCGCAGCCTTGCAGAAGAGCGCGAGCTTAACCGCCGTCCGTACTGGATCGAGGTTGACCCCGACAACATCTACGGATGGCGCCTGGACCGTGAAGTCAACTACGGCAATTTAGTACAGGTCCGCATCAAAGAAAAAGCAGTAGTACCTGACGGCGAATTTGGCGAAAAAGTATACGACCAGATCCGTGTAATCGAGCCTGGCCAGTACCGCGTTTACCGCCAAGTAGAAACGAAAAAGGACTTACAGGGCGGCTACCCATACCCAAACGCCTTCGACGCAACGGACGCCACCTCGGACTACGAGCTAGTGGAATCAGGCGACTACAGCCTGGGCCAAATCCCCCTGGTAACAACGTATGCAGGCAAGACCGACACCCTTACAAGTAAGCCACCACTACTTGACATCGCATATTTAAACCTGGCCCATTTCCAACGCCAGGCCGACCTAATCCACAGCCTGCACATCGCTAGCCAACCAATTCTTGTCCTCGAAGGCTGGGACGACCAATCCAAAGACGTAGCTGTAAGCGTCAATTATGCAATGGCCAGCCAGCCTGGCAACAAGGTTTACTACGTGGAACCAGCCGCGAACGCATTTGAGGCACAGTCCAACGAAATCCGCGAGCTGCAAATGCAGATGGCCACCCTCGGCATCAGCACACTTAGCCAACAAAAGTTTGTTGCCGAATCTGCCGACGCTCGCCGCCTGGACCGTGTCGACACAAACTCAATGCTGTCGATGGTATCTCTTGACCTAGAACAGTCCCTACAAAAGGCATTTAATCTCGCCGCCGATTATGTAGGAATTGCACCACCAGAGGTAAGCATCAGCCGCGACTTTGACATCGACCGTTTAATCGGCCAAGACATAACGGCGTTGACGGCATTGTTCGACCAAGGTGTGCTGGGACGTGACGAGTTCCGTCAAATCCTTGTCCAAGGTGAAATTTTGCCTACCGCTAGCGAAGAACAAAACGCTAGTACCGATACTCAAGACACCGAGGAAGAATAACCGCAAACCCTAGGTTCTTGTAAACTACATAAGTAGACTAAACAAGTACATGGAGTATGCCTACATGGGTAAGTCCTTAGAAAAGGTGCTTAAGCCCGACGGTTCCGAAGTATGGGAACTGGTCGAGTTACGCGAACCTCAACCTGAACCCGAGGTATGTAAAGCTGTTCGCAAGCGCAAGCCCTCAAAGCCTGCGGAAGACACCCCTAACTGCCCCCTTAACTTCTGATTATGGAAGAGCACGTCATCCAGGAAACGCCCGTGGCGAGCCCTGACCAGCCCGTGGCTGCAGCCGACACCGCTCCACAGCAACCAGACCCTGCGCTTGCTGTAAAAGCCGAATACGAGACCCAGCTTGCCGCCTTAAAACAGCAAGCAACTGAAGCCGAGGAACGTTTCCAAGGTATCAAATCCAAATTGGATGAGGTCTACAAAAAGCAGGACGACCAGCGCAAACAAACGCTGGAAGACCAAGGCCAGTGGAAAGACCTCTGGGAGGAAGCTAACAAAAGCGCCCAAGAAAAGGACACCCAAATCAGCACCCTGGAACGCCAGTTGGCAGACATGAAGGTCTCCAACGAGGAAGCTTCCATGCGTACAAAAGCGTTATCAGCAATCAGCCAAGCCGGTGCCATCAACGCCGAGCAAATGTTGCTGCTGGTACAAAACAACCTGCACAAAAAGGACAACGGCGACGTTGTAATTCTGGACAAAGGTGTCGAACAAGATATTACTAATTACCTAGGCAATTTAAAGAACCCCGGCTCAGGTTTTGAGCATCACTTCAAGCCCAGCAGCGCCGCTGGCATGGGAGCCAAACCGACACCAAATTCTGTTATTGCCCCTGGAATGCCTAATCCCTTTAAGGCCGGTAGTATTAACATAACGAGACAAATGCAACTAAAAGCAGAGGAGCCGGAACTTGCAGCTGTGCTGGAAAGGGAAGCTTCTTTGTAGCCCCGGTGGGGCGTGTCTCGCCAAGTCCGTGGCTTGGACCCCGCACACACCTTTAACGTTGGTTTTCTAAGATGGCCGCACCATTTCAGAATTATTCCGGCGGTGTCCTGCTCGCGGACATCGTAAAGAGGAATAATCTCAGCACCTATGTGTCTGAGGCAGTAAAAGAGCGCAGCTTGTTCATCAAGTCTGGCGCTGTTGTTCGTAATCCTTTGCTGGATGCCCGCGAAGGCGGCACCCGCATCCAGGTGCCCGAGTTTAATCCAGTATCTCCAACTGAGGAGATCATGGACGGGACAGCTACATGGGGCAGCAGCTCCGCTGGCTACCTGACTCCACAGAAGATCGGCACCGGAACCCAGATCGCTTCCATCTGCCATCGCGGTTTCGCGTATGCAGTGGACGACGTTGCAATGTTGGCAGCGGGCGAAGACCCAATGCTTCACATCCGCAACCAGCTTGCCGATGCAATCAACAAGCTGAACAGCGCACGCCTGTTCTCGCAGCTTGCTGGTTTGTTTGGTACTGCACTGTCTGCCCATTCTTTGGACAAGGCAGTTGCTGCAACCTCAGGACAAGGCGAAGCCAACTTCCTGACCGCAGCCAATTTGGCTGAGGCCCGCGCTGCCCTTGGCGAGCGTGGCGATGAGCTGGACACCTTGATTGTCCACCCATCCGTTGGTTTCTACCTGTATCAGGTTGGCCTTCTTACCTTCAGCACCTCTGCACTGGCCGCTTCTGGCGCAGTGACCTGGGGCGGTGGCGGCGTCGGCGTTGGAGCCCGCTCCATCGGCGAATTTGCTGGCTGCAACGTGATCATGGACCCACAGGTCAACACTGTGATCCCTGGCACATCAACCCACATCAAGGAGTTCCGCTGCTTCCTGATGAAGGGTGGTTCAGTTCTGGAAGGCGTCCAGCAGGATCTGCGTATTGAAGCAGACCGCAACGTGCTCTCGAAGCAAGACGTACTGTCTGTTGACTACCACACCGCCTACCACGTGATGGGCACCAAGTGGACTGACGCTGGTGACAACCCCACCAACGGCAACCTGGCTACCGCTAACAAGTGGTCCGCCACCTACGATGTCGACCTGATCCCAATGGTCGAGTTGATCGTAAACAGCCCACTGGACACCAGCGCAATCGCCTGATACGTCCAGCAAAAGCTGATATTGCCCCGCTTCGGCGGGGTTTTTTATTGGGCTAAAATCAAGGAAAGTATTTCTGCAGTCTTGTGGCCGCAACAATAAATGCCACATTAAAGGGCGAAAACGCCAACAGCTTTGTAACGCTGGCGGAAGCAAACGCCTATTTCGAGACCGTACCAAGTTCTTCAACCTGGGACGACAAAACTGACGACCAAAAGAACCGCGCCATCATCAGCGCAACCCGCTGGATCGACGTACTTAACTTTTACGGCGACCGTTGCAGTAACGGCCAAGCCCTGAGCTGGCCACGCAACAACTACCACGTCGACCGGGTGGAACTTACATGCTCCGCCATCCCATCTGACATCAAATACGCCACCTACGAGCTGGCGCGTGCGTTAGCAAACGACACGGATGCCGTCACGGGTAACACCGGAACCGAAGGTTTGTATGAAGAAGTTGAGCTAGGCGAACTAAAGGTGAAGTACAACACAGATAGCCAGGCGACTGGATCTGTGAACAACATTTTTGATGTCTACCCCTGGTTACAGTCTTACCTTGGAGCCTTCACCCTGGGCGGTTCTGGGGGTTATCAAGTGCGCGTTGTTAGAGGATGAAATGTCAAAAATAGACGACACCTTTTCGCCGATTCCAGCCCAGATCTTCAACGACTGGGGCCAGGACATCACGTATATCAAGACCACTACACCCCGCGCCTACGACCCCACCACAGGGGCTGTGACTGGAGCGGACACCAATGTCACGGTAAAGGGCATCATCAGCCGCCTTACACCCCGCGAATCCGAAGGCTTGTACCAAAGCACGGACGTAAAAATCTTGATTGGTACGGCAGAACTTGGCGACTATTACCCAACAGAAGCCGACCGTGTGCAGTACCCGCAGGCAGGCCAAACCCGCGAAGCCAAGATTATCAACATTTTGACCTATCGTGGTGACAAGCCCATATACCACACTTTGATCGTGAGGCCACAGTAATGGCAAAAAGAGACCTTAAATTTTTTGTTAAAGACCTAGAAAAGGCCACAGTAGAGGGCGTTAGAACTGCCTGTGTCGAAATACTGAATGACCTCGTTGCTGCAGGACCAGCCTATTCAGGGGAGTTTTCTTCCTCTTGGTATGTAGTAACTCCTGGCAGCGGTCCAGGCAAGGCACGTAGCTCTACAGGTCTCTACAAATATGATTTAAGGAATGTACCAAAAGCTAAATTCAATAAAACAGGTCAGTACACGATACTGAACACAGCCCCACATGCCGACGTAGCTATGGACCTTGTTCCCTACGGGAGAGCAACAGAAGATTTTGGAAAGCGTGTAGTAACTACTAAAAAGTTAGATCTCGGTAAAAGAAATGAAGGCGGCACTCGTGGACAGGTGAGTGGTGACGGGTCTAACTCAAGCTCTGCACCACCTGATTGGTGGCCAACATTTGGTACGGGCGGAGCTTTAAGTTCAGCTGTGTCAAAAGGTTTTTCTAAAGGCTTCGTTAGGTTTGGTAAAGCAAGAGGGTTTGGTTAATGAACTACCAAGCGATCCGGGCATCAATGGAGAACCCGCTACTGACGGCGTTCAATAACCTTGTGCCAGCAGTGCCTGTTTACTTTGACAACATCACTGCCGTACCACCGAATACAACCACCGAGTACGTCCGCGTCAACATCACGTTTGGCCTAACCAACGAACCAACACTGACCTCCAGCGTGGACAATGCCCGTGGCGCGTTAGTAATCCGCTTGTTCACAGAAAAGGGCCGTGGCCCGGCCCGCAATCAAGAACTGGTAACAACTGCCGTAAACGTGTTAGAGACCATTAACGACACAGCTAAAACTACTACAGGTGTATTTGTAAAATTGGGTGAAATAAACGGCCCAAGTTTTTCAGCTACAGATGAATCACCGCATTTTGTAGGTCGTATTGATACAGGCTATGTAGCGACTGTGCTGTTTTAAATACCCGCTAACCTATAGGTAGCCGGGCAGTGCCCGCGGAGACCCTTATTCCCTGGTACGCCCAATGGCAACCACCGTTCTTTCCGGCACTTCAGGTGCCCTTTACTACAAGCCCGCTGGCACAACCAGCAGTTTTGCCGAGTCTAACGTCGATACTGGCGCAGACGCCATTACTGTTGCAACCTACTTGAACTTGAAAGTAGGTGATCCTGTGCAGTTTAGTGTGATCAACGCTCAAACTGGCGGCGCAGGCACAGGCACACTTCCCGCAGGAATCAGCGCAGCAACCACCTACTACGTTATTACTTACACCGCCAGCACTGGAGTGCTGCAGGTGTCTGCAACCCTGGGTGGATCGACAATTACCGTCACCGACGACGGCACAGCCGTTAGCCCCAACGCTTTCCAAGTTGCCTACGCCGCATTTGCAGTAGTCGGACAGGTGCGCGAGTGGAACTTTGAAATCACTCGTGCCGAAATCGACGTAACCACCATCGGCCAAATTCCCGGCCAGTACGTTCCATTCCGCAGCTACATCTCTGGCTTCGGCGATGGTACGGGCAGCGCAACGGTCTACATGACCGACGAAGATGCTTCCCTTAGCAACCGCATGATCGAGGACGTACTTCAGCGCAACCAGACTGGTGCTGCCTTCAAGCTTTACATCGATCAGGTGTTCAGCAGCGGTTCAGTGAGCGACACCGAAAGCCGTTCCATCGAGTTTGAAGCGATTATGACTTCTGCCAGCATGAACGTTACTCCAGACGATGCGCAATCCGTAAGCGTAAACTTCCGTCCGGCCAGCACTCCAAGCTTCGACTTCAGCCAGAGCTGATAAAGTGCTACTTAAGGCACTACTTAATAATTATTAAGTAAGCACCTAGCCCCGGTTTTACTGGGGTTTTTTATTGCGCTACGCTATAGTTAATTTATAGTCAAGTACAAATCATGCCCGCTGGATCTAATCGCGCTATTGACCGGTTGCGTAAAGCAGCAAATCTCCAGCCAAGCAAGCGCAAGGTTGAGCTATCTGACGGCACCACATTTGAAATGTGGGTCAGTCCGCTAACCATGGCTGAACGCGAACGCGCCCAGAGGCAAGCCAAGTCTGACGACGCTGGAGCGTTTGCACTACAGCTGCTGATCGGCAAAGCACAGGACGAAAACGGCGCCAAGCTTTTCTCTGCCGGTGAAGTGGATGTCTTAAAAAACGAAGTCAAGGACAGCGATCTGCAGTCTTTGATGCTGGCCATCCTTAGCGACGAAGACGAAGAGCCAATGGACCCAAAATCCTAGTTGCGGAACTTCGCAAAGATAACTGGCTCATGCTGCAATTTGGCGTTGCCAAAGAGCTTGGCATGAGCTTGACCGAAGTCCGCACTACCATGACACCTGAAGAACTTATTGGCTGGAGCACTTACTTCCAGATCCTTAACGAGGACCAAGAAAAGCAATTAGAGAAAGCCCGCAGACGGCGTTAGACTGGAAAAACAGTAGGGCAACGGTCGATGTTTGATTATGATGCCAATATAAGAGTAAATATAAATGACACCGCAGCTTTAGCGGCGCTTAAAAAATTAGAAGATAAAATAGCACAATTATCCGACCCTAGAACAGCAGGCGCTCTAAAAAATCTAATAGGTCCTTCAAAGGCTAAAGGAGAGTTTAGTGCGTTAAAACAAGAAAGAGCAGAAGACTTAGCGTATAGAAAAAGAAAAACTCGCCAAATAGCAGACGAGTTACGTCTAAGCAATGCTTTAGAGCTGCAAGAAGGACGCCGCATAAAGCTGCAACGTGCTGGTGCTCTAGACGTAGCAAGCCGAAAAAAAGCAATCGCAAAGCTAGACAAAATAGCTGCTGCTAACCCGAAGAATGCTGAAATACAAGAACGTGTAGCCACTGGCCTTAGCCGGATTCTTGCAACACAGAACGAATTAAACCGAGCAACCAATAAAAATGTCGGGCAGAAGCAGCGTATTGCTGACTACAACAAGCAGATAGATAGGTTACGTGAACTAGGTGCTACTGAAGGGCAGCTAAGGAAAGCACAGAAAAGAAAGTACGAATTTATAGACGCCGCTGAAAGGCGCCAAACCTCTCTTTCTGACCGGCGTGAGCTACAACTAAAACGCGAAATAAAGCTAGTTGGCGATGCACAGAAAGCAGCTAGAGATGCAGCCACAGCAGTAACACGCCCTGGAACGCTTAGTGGCGGTGCCAGCAGCAGCTTAAACCAAGGACCAGCTAGATCTGTATTAGGGTCTCCTGCAGCAGATAAAGCTAGGTTTGATTTTTACGAAAAGAAATATAAAACCGCTTTAGCAGAAGTATTTAAGACAGAACAAGCTTACGAAAAGCAATTACAGTCAAACAGTTTAAACAACATAAAAGCAGAAGAAGCAGCAGAATTAGCTTCTATTAACAGGGTAGCTGCTGCTGAAAAAGCACAAAACAAGCGTATTAACGACGAAGTAGAGCAAAGCGACAAGTTACAAAGAGCTAAAGAAGCAGGTATAACAAAAAGTGCAAAAGCAGGTGGACCTAGCTCTGCCTTAAACAGCGGCCCAGCTCGTAGCGTATTAGGATCACCAGCTGCGGATAAAGCTAGGTTTGATTTTTACGAAAAGAAATATAAAACCGCTTTAGCAGAAGTATTTAAGACAGAACAAGCTTACGAAAAGCAATTACAGTCAAACAGTTTAAACAACATAAAAGCAGAAGAAGCAGCAGAATTAGCTTCTATTAACAGGGTAGCTGCTGCTGAAAAAGCACAAAACAAACGTACTAATAAAGAGGCTAAAGAAGACAGAGCACTGGGTCCCGCCAAGGCTATAGGTGTAGCAGCAGCACAATCCGCAGGGCTGAGAACACGCGCTCTAGCAAAAAGCATAGACAGCACACTAAAGAAAGCAGACAGAGTAACCGGCAGCAAGGGTGCCACCGGTCCGTTAGCACTACCTGATTCCAAGACGCTAAAAGCAGCGACTAGGGGTATCCAAAGAATTGAAAATTCTGCAGATAGAACACAACGTTTTGCTGAACGCAGAGCACAAGCACTCAAGCGATCAGAGGAACGCTCAAAGAGCATCCTCGAAGCCAACCAAGCATCCGTAAAAGCAGGGAAAGCGAATGCAGCAGAGGCAGCAAAGAGAGCCAAGAGCGCTAAGGGCACCGAACAAGCTACCAGAAACACAACTAAAAACGTCAAAGCAGGAACCAAAGCAACTAAAGCAGCAGGCAAAGGTAAGAGCAAAGGCCAGGGTTTCCTAGGTGTAGGCCGCGGAGCCAGCAATTTGGCAGCCGGTGTGGGCTTCCCGCTGCTATTCGGTGGCGGTCCAGGCTCTGTCCTTGGTGGCGGCCTTGGTGCTCTTGCTGGTGGATTCGGCGGCTCAATCATCGGTGGAGCGCTCGGCCAACAGCTCGACGCACTAGGCGCAGCAGCACTATCTACAGCTGACGCCTTCGGAAAACTAGGAGCAACAGCAAGTGATTTAATACCGAAACTAGGATCTGGTGCGGGCAATGGCTTCGGCGACCGAGCGCAGTTCTTAATTGACGAAGGTAGCCAAGCTCAGGTAGGTGAAACCCTCCGTAAACGTTTTGCAGAAGTTTACGGGGACAAAGCACTTAAAGATTTTGAAAAACTAGCAGAAACAAATAAAGAATTTAAAAAGACAATGGAGGAGTTAGGAGTACAGTTCCAGCTGCTTATTGACGGGCCTCTTGAAGGGCTTCTCAAAATCATAAATAGAATTAACTTTAAAGCTAAAAAAGATGACGAACTCACACCCCAAGAATTAAAAGTTAGAAAACTAGAGCAACGTAATAGAAGCTTTGGACCTACTATTACACAAGCAGACATAGATGAACTTAATGAAGCAAAAGCAGTATTAGCGAAAACTACGACTACTCCAGAAGATACCAACAAAACAAACGCGGAAAAAGCCTTAATAGATTTAGTAAAACAGAAAGCAGCAATAGAGGAAAAAGTAAATAACGACAAACTTGCAGCAGTTAGTCAAGCGCTGACAGCTCGTAGAGATGAGCTTGCTGTACTAAACACTGCGGCTAGCATAACAAGAGCATCTGCAGAGTTAGACAACACAAGAAAAGAACTAGCAGCAGAACGATTAAATACAATTAAAGATATTTACCGCATCACTCAACTAGAAAAAACAGAAGCAGAACAAGCAGGAGACTTAGAAAGACAGAGAGTAGCCCAAGCCAACGCCCTAGCACAGGCTAAACTACAGATCTTTAAAGATGAAGAAAACGCAATTGTATCCAAGTATAAAGTAGAGAATCAAAGATACCAGACAGAACTTAAATTAGTAGCGTTAGGACAGACCGCTTACGAGCAATCGCAAACCAGTCTCAAAGCCGCCGAACAAGAAACCTTAGCCCAAGAAGAGGTATTGAGAAGAACATTTGAACTAAGAAAACTAGACATTAAAGAATTAGAAGTAAAAATAGCAGAAGCAGAGCTACTGGAAGCAAACGTAGCAAAAATTAAACAAGAACTAGCTTTAAAAGAAAAACAAATAAATCAAGCAGAAACTTTAAGAAGAATAGGAATAGATCAATACAACCAGCAACAGGAGCTAAATACTTTACTAGCCGAACAAAATGCTCTGCGCGCAATTCAAGCTAATAACCCAGAACGAACCCTAGGTTTTGCTGGAGCGGGCCTTGGATTCTTTGGCGACAGCGCAAAACTTGAAGCCGACTTGTCTCAAAAATACAACGACGACATAGACGTATTTAATGAAAAAATAGCAAACGCAAAGAAAAACTTAGCATCTCTAACACCAGCTGATATAAACGACGGGCGTGCGGATCCTTTCCTAAAGGAGCTGGATACTACAGAAGTATTACTGGCCAACTACGCACGTTTACAGCCCGCTATCAACGCAGCTGCTGTGGAGCAGCAGCAATTCAATGACGCACTTGCAGCAGTAACCCCCGGAGTCAACTCACTGGTTGGCGGCCTACAGGAAGTAGTTGCTGGAACGAAGAGCGCCGAGGAAGCCTTCGCTGACTTCTTAAGCACGATTGCGGACCAATTAATTCAAACCGCAGCTGTTTTAATCGCGCAGTATATCGCTATTGGTCTGGCCAAAGCTTTTGCAGGCTTGGGTACACCTGTTGGAGGCCAAGCTTCTCTACCTGGAACCGATATAGGTTCAGGCGGCGGGGAATTTACAAATATAGCCGGAAACGTATTCGGTACTTTAGGACCAAATTTTGGTATTAGGCAAAGAGCCAACGGCGGCCCAGTACACGCAAATCAGCCTTATGTAGTCGGAGAAAGAGGGCCCGAATTATTCGTTCCGGGAGCTTCTGGCTCGATCACCAACAACCAACAATTCGAGGCAGCACGCGCATCAATGTCGTTCTACGGCGGCGGCGGTGGTACGCCTGTTTATAGTCCTAACATCCAGGCCACAACAATGCCGGACGGTATGCAGTATGTCACCGTGGAACAGATGAACTCAACGGTTCAGGCAGGCATGAAGGTAGCCGCGAACCAAGGCGCTGCAGGCGGTCAAAGTAGAACAATGAACGCTCTGCGAAACAGCAGGTCACAACGTTCCAAGATTGGGCTAGGCCGATGAGTTACACCCGCATTACTACGTTTATCACGATTGATTTAGGCGCTGCTTTTAAGCCCCGCTACCAAAACAGCACCGTTGGAGAAATTGGTGAGTTTAAGTATTTGCCCTTCATCTACCAAGGCGCAGCAAAAAACAGAACAGGCGACAATATTGAATCGAGTTTGATTCTGTCTGCAAACCTGCTAAGCATGAATGAAGCCCGTAGGGCCGTAACGCAAAAGGCAAAAGTCAGAGTAGAGACTTACGTCATGAACAGCACTTTTACCGAGACAGAAAGACCGCTGACAGAAGAGAACTGGATTGCTGCCAGCATGTCTTATGACACCGAAACGATAGAAATACTGTTGAGCAGCGCCATCGATGCAGTAGGCGCAAATGCTCCAAACCGTGTGCTCACCCGCGATTTAGTCGGTGATCTGCCTGTATCCGGCACGATTACCAACCGTTGAACCCCTATCTTCTGCTGGGGCGCCCGTACAGATTGGGCGGTGATTTTATCAATTACGAAGGCGGCGACTGCTTGTCACTGGCGCGAGCTGTACTTGCTTACTACGGAGTCAGTACGCCCGAACCTCAGCGTGACTGGTACAGACGCTTAAGACGCGGTGACACCAGTGTGTTTAAGGAGGAGCTGGACCGCTGGGGTCAGCAGACGGCTCACGTAGACTGTGGGGTAGTTGCGCTGTGTAGGTCTGAAAATGGCTATGGCATGGCAGTTTATTTTGAAAACGGATGGCTGAACTTCGGAGAGTCGGGGGTTCGTTGGAGTCCCATCGGGCATTTGCAAGTCCACGAGTTTTACTGCCCTCGGAAATACAGATAATTGAAGCCCTAGGGCTTACTGAGGATGAATACTGGGAATTTTTACGGTTAAACGATGAGTACAACGGCAAGCGATCGGAAGCGTATACCCACATTCCAGACGTAAGAAATGAGCCTGTTACGTTAGCAACAATCGTTGTCAACCTTGTAATTGGTATAGCCCTTACAGCCGTTGGCGCATTACTAGCACCAAAACCGCGATCACCAGAACAAAAGAAGGCGGGATCGCCATTAGCGACAGAAGACCAAACCAGCCGCAGCCGGTATGCACCGCAGTCGTCGTTTGATTCGATCCAACAGCTAGCAGTCTTGGGTTCTGTTATTCCGTTGGTCTATACCAATCAACAGACCCTGCGTGATGCGACCACTGGAAACAATGTGACCTATGGCGGTGTTCGCGTAAACAGCTCGCTTTTGTGGTCGTACATGACAACGCTGGGACGCGCCCAGCAGCTTCGCGCATTAATGCTGTTCAGCCATGGACCAGTAGCAAGTATTCCTGATTACGCAGGTTACGCAATTGGCGATCTGTTAATCGAAAACTATGCGCTAGGTAAAGCCAAACTGTTTTTTGCAACCGGAGCAAATACAAACAACCGGTTTAAGCAAATAAACGCCTACGGCAAAGGCGAGATGGAAGACCTAGCGGGCGGTACAGGTCGAGATCCTTTTGCTATTGAATACGGGGATGATATCGTCCCATTCTTTAGCGGTGCCCGTACCCCAAACACACAAGCAGTGTTTGGAACGTTTGGGCCAATGCCTAATGGTATGGCGTACAAAATAAACTATGAGCTTGTTTTAAATATTACAACTAGCCCTGAAGTGGGAGCTAGTAATGCTGCAAAAAGAGCCAAAGTAGACCGAGACTTTCCTAGGTATGGCTACATTTTTGGTAGTCCACAGAACGCCAAAGTCGTACAAAAAGGCAGTACCGTTACATATATCCTGGATCAGGACGAATACCCCAGCGGGGCATTTGAACCGTGGGGCTCAGATGATGTGCGCCAAGCAACCAATAACGGTCGAGTGGACGCAGATAGTCAGCTAGTTGTTGGCGAAACATACATGATTGGCACCGGCTTTGGTGTGTGCATTAAAAAGATAAACAGCCCTTGGAGCCCTGGCGTACAACTAAAAGCGGAATTTAAGTTAACAACTGACGCCACCATTGACGTAACAGGTCCGACTTATACCCTTGCACCAGACGGACTACTTATTCAGCGAGCAGCAGTCGCCACAATCTCAAACAATAGAGCTTGCGATAGAACTGACCTTGTAATCAAGTCAATTGTATACAGAAAAATTAACGGTTTCCCAAACGTCAACAGTGAGCCTAGTAATCAGGTAATTAGAGATTACGAAAGAGCAGATAGCAATATCTCTCTAGGCAATATGAATATTTACAATAAACGTATTTCTTTCTTTGGCCTTCAGTATCGAAGCATTGGCGAGACTGACTGGAAAGATATGTTAGGGCAGCTTCCGTTTTGCGTTGTAGGAAGAACACCCGAAGCTGCATACAACATGATCAGCATTATCCAGCCACAAACCAAACAATACGAGTACCAGTTAGCTCCATTTTCCGGTAACGCTATTAAAAAGTTTAAAACAGGTTTTGAGATGTATTTCCTAGAGGCTGCATCTACTTTTGACACAGCAACAGGCTTACCTAAAACAAGTTTTATCACATACTCCAGCAGCGAAGGCACCTTCCAAATTATTTACACCGGAACCAAAAGAGCATTTACTCCCACTATTGCCAGCAATAGCGAATGGGTCGTAAAAGGCTACAGCGGTAACACAATACCCACTGATTTTAATCTGCGATATATGGACGCCTGTCAAGACTTTGTTCTCTACGGATCGGAA